CGACCCCCCCCCCGCCCCCTGCAAGCCCCGACCGAGCCGCGCGCCCGGTCCTCGATCTGTGTCCCGTGCTCATGGCGTCACCCCCTCAACGGACACGCAAGGGGACACGCATTTTGCGTCATCAGAGCGTGAACCTGTTGATTGAGTATCAACTGCGCTCTCGATGCAGGCCTCGACCTCGATCACCTGCCCGACCTCGACGCCCCCTTTATAGGCCGCGCCTTCTCCCGGCTGAACCCGTGGGAGCGCGTCGATCAGCGCGCCGAGGTCGGCCGGCACCTGGATGCGCTCGACGCGCGCCGTGACTCCGCCGGTCAAGAGCTGGCCCTTGTCGGCCGCCTGCGCCGATGCGAGGAGGAGCACTTGCGCTGGGATCTCGTCGATGCGCTCGATCGCCTCGGCCCGGAGTAGGTCGGCCGTCGCCAGGTATTGCCGCCCCAGCTTTTGTTTCATGGGGTCAAGTTCTCCGTTGGCCCAGGCCGCGGCGCGCACCGCGCGCACCGCTTGCGGCGAGATGCCGAGCGCCGACGCGCACCGCTTCGCCCCGACGCCGGCCGCCGTGAGTTCTACGATCTGCTCGCGTAACCTCACAATTTTGGCCCGTTGCGCGCCCGTGCAGCCCGAGAACGCCGGCGAGTCAGCCTCAGCCGTGAGTGCCTGGATCTCGGCCACCTCGCCAGGCAAATCCATTTGTGAAGGCAGTAGGTCCACGGTAAAAAATTAACGACGGAGCGCAGCCCGAGCCGCCCGGAGCGACGGCCACCACCCCGCATAGACTCGCGCAGATCCGGCCACCGGCCGCGCGTGCGTCCATCCGCCGGCCGGATGTGGTCGCACGACCACCCGGCCGGCGCCGACGTTGCCCGCGACCTTTGGCGCGCTCGCCGTCATGCCTCGAATCCTTTCGGCTCCCAGGTTGCCGACGCGAGCGCCCGAGCGACCGACGACGCCGGCACGCGGATGTTGCGAGCGTTGAGCCGCACCACCGGCCAGATCCCGCCCGGTCCAGGCCGGATCATGGAAAAAAGCGTTCGGCGCGAGATGGCTAACCGCTCGCACACTTCGGCCGGCGTGAAATGCTGTTCAACTCCGCCGCCCCGCTTCATCGCCGGCCCTCCGTGCTCGACCGGGCCCGCCGCGCATCCGCCGCGCGCCAGGCCGCACCGATCCACTCGGACAGCACGCCCGCCAGCGCATAGGCCGCACCCATCACCGCCGGCACCGCGACCAGCTCGAAAGCCCACACGCTCACGCGACCGCCTCCGTTTGCACCGGCGCCTGGTCAACGGCCGGCTCTGCGCTCGGCTGTTGCTTGCGCAGCTCCTCGACCTGGGCGACCCACCAAGCGACTTGCGCCCGCTCCTCGGCCGACTTTGCGCGCCGGCTTACTACGCGTAAAAGCGCATCTACGCTCTGCGCCGTATCGAAATCAATTGAGACCATGCGCCAAAAGCACAATGTGCGATTGCCGGAGACAATAAGAAAATTGACGGACTATGATAATTGTGCTTTTGCCGTCTATGCCCTCGAACCTTGCACGAACCGTCGATGCTCTTTGCATCGCTAAATCAACCACGGCCTACGCCATCGCCGCCGCCGCCGGTATCTCCCACGCTACGCTTTCGCGCGCGTGCGCCGGCCGACGCCTCGAAGAACGCACCTTGCGCGCCCTCTGCACGAGCCAGGGCGACCCGAAAGATGGTCTGGATCTCCTGGTCGCGCATCTCCGCGACGAGGTGATGCGCGCCGGCCGTTTGGCTCACGAGGTAAGCGTGAACTCCGATTCCCGCACCCTTGAACCGGATTTGCGTCTCCTCGCCATTCAGGCCGAAAAAGACGAAACCCTTCGCGGCTTGATCGCCGATCTTGCGGCCCTTTGCCGCGCAAGGCCCGTTGTAATAGGTGACCAGCGCCGCGAATAGCGCACCCGCTTTCCCCTCTGAGCCCCGGCCCAAATCGCCGGGGCTTTTTCGTGTTCAGAATCTTTCTTCATTTTCGTGCTTGCTTGTCGTAATACAACAAACAAGAGGAGAGGCGCAATGATTCAAATCAATACAACAACGGACGCGGCCGACTCCGCGAAAAACCACATGAAAAACGACGCTAACAACTCGCCGAAGCTCTACGTCGGCACCTATGCGAAATATAACGCCGGCAGCCTCAAAGGCGCTTGGCTCGATCTCTCCGACTATGCCGACCGCGACGAGTTCTTGGCCGCGTGCGCGCGCCTTCACTCGGATGAGTCCGATCCTGAGTTGATGTTTCAAGACAAAGAAAACCTGCCCGAATGTTACTATTCCGAAAGCTCCGCGCCGGCGGACGAGCTTTGGGAAGTTCTGCACGAGTTGCCCGAGCACGAGCGCCTTGCTTTCGAGGCTTACGCCGAGACCAAGGGACGCGACGATACTTGCACCGTTGACGACTTCCGCGATTGCTACGCCGGCACCGCCGCGAGCGGGGCCGACTTTGCCCAAGATCTGGCCGAGGAAGCGGGCGAGATTCCCAAAAACCTCCCCAGCTGGATCATGATTGATTGGGAGGCGTCTTGGACGTGCAACCTCCGGCACGACTACTACACCGGCACGGATAGCCAGGGCACGCTGCATTTCTTCCGCGCCTGCTGAGCGATTCCACCCCATACGCGCCCGGCGATTGCGGGCGCGTAGTGGGTGCAATCCCGCACCACCAAAAAAACAAAATGCACAAGACCACCACACAGCACTCGTCCGCGCTTGATCTCGCGGACCGCCTCACCAACGACCCAGCCGCCAGCAACTGGCTGCGCTACAATCTCCCGATCTCCCTCGGCCGCGATGCCGTGGACGCGGTGAACGATTGCGAGCTTTTGCTCTCGATCCTGACCGCCCGCCTCGAAGAACTCAGCACGGAGGCCGCCCGATGAGCGCCCACACCCTCGACCTCTTCGCCAACGCACCCGAGGAATTCGGGCTTGTCGGCCAATCCGTCACCGACCACGCGCCGCACCTTGCGGCCCGCCTCGCCGCGCAATCGGCCGCCCTCGATCTTGACGCCCGGCAAATCCCTTTGCCTGGCACCGAGGCCGACGACGACGAAGCAGACGACGACGACAGCGAAGAACCCATTGAGTTCGACGACTACGAACGCGACGAGGATCTGGACACCTCTGGCAACTATCCCGACAGCGACCTTTGGGACGATCTTACCTAACCCGCCCCGGTTGACTGACGAGGCCAGCAGGCCGAAACGCGCCCCGCGCGTCTCAACCTCAGAAACAAAAAAACAAAATGCCCACGACCAACATTCACGACCGCGCCCGAGAAATCGCCGCGCAATCTCGCGGCCGCCTCACGGTTGCCGCCGCCTACATCGAGTTAAACCGCCGCGCCCAGGCCGCCCGCCACCGGCGGAAGACTTACGGCACGCTTACCCTCACGGCGCGCGACCGCCTGGCCTTTCGCAACGTCGAGCCCGGCCCGAGCTACCGCCTGCCCTACGCCGACAACTGAAAGCGATCGCCATGAAAATCACCGCCCACACTTCCGCCCTTCACCCCCTTGTCACCCTATCCGCCGGCGGCCGCACCCGCGCGTTTGCCCTCTTCATCGTTCCCGGCCGGATTCCGCCACAACACGCCGCGCAATTTGCCCACGGTTTTGCGACCTTGGCCGCCGCCCGCAAATACTGCGCCGCCTGGGGCTTTGCCTGGTTTACCGTGCCGGCGCCGGCCGCCGAACCAACGCCGATTTAACCCCGCCCTTGACGCCCGCGCCCATGATTACAACAACCAAGCCATGCCCAAGAAGCCCAAGCCCACCCACGGCGGCCCGCGCGCCAACTCCGGCCGCCCCATCGAGACCGATCCGCGCCACGCTTTCCCGATCCGCCTTCGCGCCGATCCGGCCGCGCGCATCCGCGCCGAGGCCGAGCGCCAGGCCGACACCCTCGGCAAACGAATCACCCCGGCCGATGTGGTCGAAGGCTACGCCATGACGTTGCCTCGCCCGCCCCGTTAAGCGTTCCCCGCCTTGCCCGCCCCGGCCTAAACCGCCGGGGCTTTTTCATTCCCACCCGGCGCCGGCATCTCCACCGGAGCCCGGCCGCCCCGGTCCGAGTAGTAACGCTCGACCACCCCCGGCGAGTTCCCGGCCGCCCGCGCCGCGCGATACGTGCCGCCACTCCACGCCGCCCGGTTCACAAAATACTTCCGCAGCTCATAAAACCCCTTGGTAAACGTCGCCGCATCGAGCCCCTGCGCCCGCAGCCACCCGTTCAGCCGCCTAAACACCCGCACCCCGCGCTCGGTCGCGTGCGGTGCCGGCACAAGCCACCCCTCATCGGCCTTTACTCCGTCCACCTCGACACCGCGCAACGCCCGCAGCTCGGCGAGCACTCCCGGCGGGATCTCCACATTTCGCCCCCGGCTTGTTTTGGTTTTCCAATGCGCCCGCGTCGCGAGCGCGAGCCACCAAGTGCCCTCCGCGTCCTCCTCCACCCAAGACCACTCGGCCGCTGCCACCTCATTATTCCGCAGCCCCAGGAACGCCCCCAATAGAAACGCCGCATACGCCCCAGGATCGACCGCCCGCAGCGCCGGATAGTTCCGGCCGATGGCCTCGATCACCGCGCGCGGCGGCTCCGCATACTGCACTTGAGCCCCCTTGAGCTTTGGAGCCTTCATAAACCCGGCCAGATCCGGCAACGTCAGCGCCTCATAAGCGCCCATGATATGCCCGGCAAAGATGCTCCGCGCCTGCCGCAAGATCGAGTTAGCCGAGACCAGCGCCCGCGCCCGCGTGATTTCATTCTCGCCGGCTGCCCGCATCACCGCCTGTTGAAACTGCCACACCGTGTGTGCCCCTAGCTGGGACACGCAACCGGCCTCATCCTTGCCCGCGTGCCGCAGGAGCAGCCCCATCGCCGCCACCGCCCGCTTCTTGGTCCTAATGGTTGCCGCCGCCTCATAGGCGGAAAAAACCTCTGGGAGCGAAGCCCACCCCTGCCGCGCCCGTATGCCCCGCAGTTCCGACCACTTCTCGCCCTTCACCATCTCGATCACCACCTTTGCCCGCTTCTTGGCTTCGGCGAGGTCGGCGGTATCGAGCGAGCGCCTGAACCTCTTGCCATTGCGCTTGACCAAGACATAGAGCCCGCCTTTGTTCGTCGGCTCCGTGCCTTCGACGATGCAGCGTTGAATGTTAGGAGTGCCGGTTGCGACATAGCGACGGGCGAGGGTGTTCTTTGGAGTATTCATGGAGGAAAGTGAGTTTCTTGTGTGTCCCGAGTTGTCCCGATGCGTGTCCCGGCAAGTTTCCGAAACCTGCCGAAAGATGCCGAACCGGGGACACACAAAGCAAGCACTTCGCTCTGAGAATCACAGATTGGCTTCCTAGCTCAATGGTAGAGCAGTTGACTCTTAAACAACAGGTTTCCCCTGAGAGCAAGCCCCAAAGTGTCCCGTTGCGTGTCCCGGCGACCCTCCCCAAAACTAGCGGTTTTTATCAGCTTCTTTAGTCACTTCCCGGCGAATCGCTTTCCCACCTTCGGCGAGCCCGTAGATCACGATTTCACCCGTGCGCAGATCGCCCCGCGTCGTGTAAACGCCCTCGGTCTTAAATTGATAGCGCGGCCCGAGCCCGATCCACCCGCCGGCCACACTCACCGCCAGCCCGAGCAGCACACCCAGCCCGAGCATCACCCACGGCCGGCGTAAGACGGTTTCCATCCGCCAACCCCTAACACCCGCCCGCCTTGCGTCAAGGCGCGGCTGGGGCCGGCACGCCAAGCCGTTCCTCAAGCCTGGGCAACTTTGCCTCGCGCCGTGCGTTCTCGGCCTTCCAGATCGCGGCCTTTTGCGCCGAGGTCTTGGCTTGCGAGAGCGCGCGCAGATACGGGCTATCCGCCTGCATCGCGAGCCGCGGCGCCGCGTTGTCGATGTAGTTCACGAGATACTCGCTCACGCCATAGAGCGCGACTTGTTCCTTGCTCCACGGCTCGCCGGTCATGGTCCGCTTTATCATTTCTTCGCCGACCAACTGCATTTGCGCTTCCTGTTTTGCGGTCGGCGCCGCCGCTTGGTTGTAGAGTTCCGAGAGCCCCCGGTTGCTCACGCGCACCCAGCGGCCGAGGAGATTCGACACGACGGGTTGTTTCAAAAACTCTTCCAGATCCGTCAACTGTTCGCCCGGCCGTTCGTTGCGGTAGCGATAGACCACGCCGCCGGTCATGCGGGAGATCGTGCGTTTGGCCAGCTCCTCGTCGGCCTCGCCGGCATCCACGCGCGTTTGATCGAGCGCCGGCCGCCCGGTGAAATTGTCGTAGGGGTTCCGGTTCTTCACGTAATACTCGTAAAGTTCGCTCGCCGCGCCCACCCAGGGATTCTCGCCGGGCAGGTCTTGCCCTTGGTATTGGACGAATGAGCCCAACCCCTCGCCGGCCGGGGCCGAGCCCACGGAGCTTTGCAGCGATTTGCGGAGCGCCGCGTGCGCCCACCGCAGCGAGTCGGGAAACGGCAGCACGAGATAAGCTACCTTGCCAGCCTCGCGGTCGTTCCACCCCAGCGGGATCACGAGCCCGCGCAGTTTATCGGCCTCGGGGATGCTCCGCATCATGTCGCGGTGCTCGCCGGCCTCTTCATCGGTGCCGACTAGCCCGCGCTCCATCGCCCACATGACGAGCCCGGCCGCGCCCACCGTCGCCGCAAACTTTGACCAAAACCCGCGCGGATCTTCGGTCGCCGCGCGCTTCATCGAGCGCAAAGCCTCTTTCCAAGCGTTGTAAAACAGTAGGTTCAGCCCTAGTTCCACTACGGCCGCCCACCGGCCTTTGCCCAGGAAGTTCGGCGAGCCGCCCCGCTCGCGCACGAGCTCGCGCTTCACACCCTCGGGCATATCGGGAAACTGTCGATCGAGCGCCCGCATTGATGCGATCTTCACCGTGCCCTCGAAGATTTGCCCCTGTTGCGACCACCCGCGCCAGAACGCGCGCAGCACCCGTTCGATCTTGGTCACTTCGGCGTTCCATTGCACCGGGCTTTTGCCCAGGCGGAGGAGGATGCGCGTCATTTCGTCGGCGTGCCCCAGGTGTTCGCCGCGCGAGTCGGCGCGCGAGATCACCATTTGCCGGTCGAGCACCAGTTGCGCGACCGCATCGGGCCGGCCGTAGAAGCGCCGATAAGAGGCGAGGTAGGCGCGCGGCAGTTCGGCCAAGATCCGCGAGCCGCCGGGCAGTTGCACGGCCGCCCCCCAAATGTCCTTGGCAAACGCTACCGGCCAGAAGCCCGGATTCAGCTCGGTCAACATCGCCTTGGGCGTCGAGAGCACAGATTGCGCGACCGCGATCATGCGCGCTTCGAGCGGGCCGCCGCTCACAAACATTTCACCGATCACGCGCGGCACATACACCGCCTCCACCTTGCCGCCGTTGAGCATGAACAGCGTCGAGACGCGGGAGTTTTGCACCTTCACCGGCTCCAGTTGCTTGCCGTTCCACCGCGTCGGCGCATCGGCGACCGAGAGCGGTTCGCGCGCGCGCAGGAAGTTTACCACGCTTTTGATCGCGAGTTGCTTGTGCGCCATCGAGATGAGCCCGAGCGCGCGGTGCATCAGTTGCACGTAGGGCGAGCGGATCTCGCCCAGGTTGCCCGTCGCCGAGTAGATTTGGCCGGCCGCCTCGTTGCCGTAGCGCACCTTTACGAGTTCTTCGATGGCGTCGAGGTTGCCGCCGGTAAAGACGCGCGCCGAGTTAAACGGCGCGTAAAATATCTCGTCGTCGATGGCCTTGGCCAGTTCCGGCGAGAGCACGCCGGAGCGGTGGAGGAGCGCGACCACTTGTTTTTCATACACCGCGCGCAGCGCAGTCTGTGCGCTCACGAGTGCGCGCCAGCGGTCGGGCCCGAGCGTGCGCTCCATCTCCGCGAGGCGCTCGCCCGAGTTCTTTGGATTCCAGCCGAGCGGAGCGGCTAGGTTGCGATAGCGCCCCTCGGTGATCCGGCGGTGAAAGAGATACTCCGCCATGTCGTCGTGCGTGAGCGAGGCCGCCGCGAGCGGCATTTCCACTTGGTTGCGCACCGCGTAGGCGAAGCCTTCCCACGCGGTCGCCCGGTATTGGAAATCGCCCAGCGCGTCGCGCGCCCGTTGGCCGGGCAGATCCTTCGGGTTGCGGCCGATTCGGCGCTCGATGGGGCCAAACTGCCGGTCAAAAAGCAGGCGCGCCATGTCGAGGTCGTCTTTGCGCGTCGTGCGCGTGGCAAACTCGTCGAGCAGGCCGCCCGCCGTTTCGTCGCGCTTGAACATATCGCGCAGGTTCATCACGCGGTCGCGGTGGATTTGCCCGCTCTTGATCGCGTTTTGCACCGCGTCGTATTCCTCGCGCAGCCCCGGCTTGACGGCCATCCATTGCAAAAACGCCTGGTAGAACTTCGGCGCACGTTGGGCCAGCGCGCGCGGGTTGTTGAAGAAAATGCTCATCGTGTCGGCCCATAGCTCGACCGAGGGCTTGAAATACTCCGGCACCTTGTCCGTGCCGCGCCACCAGGCGATTGCACCCTCCAGTTCGGCGCGGATCTCCTTTTCGCTCACGAGCCCGCGCGCTTCGAGTTCCGCCTTGAGCAGTTCGCGATACCGCTCGCGGATGGCCTCCGGCGTCGGCGCGCCGCCGGTCGTGCGCGTCACGGTCTCCTCGACCACGCGCACCTCGCCGGTCGCCTCGCGCCGGCCAAACTTTGCCGCGCGTTCGTCCACGATTCCCTTCATGGCGTTGCGCAGCACGGCAACTTTCGTTGCCCGGTCCAGCTTCGCAAACCAGTCGTAAAACTCGGGGAAATCTTCGCGCGCGAGATTCTTCACCACATCGGCGATCATGGCCGGCGTGATGGGCACCTCGCGGTAAACCTTCTCCTCCCGCCGGATCGTCTCGACGATGGTTTGCACATCGGCCGTCAACTCTTTCTCGGCTTGCCGGCGCAGCTTGGCCAAGGCCGCCGCATCGGGCGGGGTGGAGTTGAGGCCCGGCCGGTTGGCGATAAACGCCTTCATGTAGTGATTGAGCGAGGCGAGGCGGCCCAGGATGTTGCCCCGCTTGGTCGTCGCGTTGCCGTAGAAATCGAGGAAGTGGCCGATCTCATGCCAGAACGTCGCGAGCGCACGGGCCGGCCCCTTGGCGATAGATTCCACCTCGGCCGCGCGCACCAGCTCCTCAAACTTGGCGCGGATGGCCTCTTTCTTGTTCAGCCCCGGATTGGCCTGCTTCATCAACTCCGCCCACGCCACCGCCTGCCGCAAGAGTTCCTGTTTCTCGGCGACGGAGACCAGGTTGAACAGATCGGCGCGGAGCTCGATCCGGCCGCTCGCCGGGTCGCCCTCTTTGTAGTAGAAGACGCCGGCCGCGTTGCCGCCCAGGGCGCGGAGCTTCTCGCGGATGGCCGGGTATTGCCCGCCGGCCATCACCTTGAAAAACTGCACCGCCTCGGGCAGTTCGATGGGCAGTTGCGTGAAATCGGGATCGTCGGCCGGGGCCGGGGCCGCGCCTTGGTTCTTCGGCGGTCCACCGGGCGCACCCATCGGCGGGGCGGCGTTGAAATCGGGCGCACCAAAGCCCTCGTATTCGCCTTCATCGGCCGGTGGCGTCGGCGCAGCCGGCTTCACCTTGGCGACTTTGAGCGCCTTGCCATCGGGGCCGCGCAGCGAGCCCTTGTCGGGGTAGAGCGAGGCATCGGGGCGCATGATTTGCGTGCCGTATTTGGGCCCGTCGCGCAGCGTCACGTTGCCGTTCTCAGAATTGATTTGCGACACCGTGAACGTCTCGCGGTCGAGCTTGAGCGTCGCCCCTTTCGGCAGTTCTTGCGCGAGGATCTCGCGGCCGGGCCTCGATCCGCGCGCCTGGCCCATCGCGGCTTGGTAAAATCGGCCCTCCTGGTCTTCGATGCGGCCGGCGGCCTTGTAGTTGCGCCGGTCCTCAAAGGCTTGATCGAGCGCGGCGGCGAGGGTTTGCGGGTCGGCTGTGCGCAGATCCGGCCGCTGGGCCACATCGGCGAGGTTTTGCACCCAAGTGTCCCAATTACCGCCGGGGCCGGTCGCGATGAGCTTGCGGGCCGGGCCTTGAAAAGCGTCCTTGAATCCGTTAAATTCACCGCCGCGCTGCACCTTGGGCGGGCGCGGGATGCCGCCGGCATCCATCACGGCGTCGATCAGATCCACGGTGGTGCCGTCAGGATGGCCGCCAAAGGGGCGCTCCTTGCGCACGGGGCCGGCCGGCGCTTTGGCCGCGCGGGCGGCGGCTTTGGCGAGGCGGGCATTGTCGGCGAGCGTCTTTATCCAGTTTGTGCGGAAACGCTCGGGGTTGGATTGCCTGAGCGGGGCGAGTGCGAACCATTGGTCGGCCGTCACCATGTCGGCCGGCGGCGGTTGGTCGGCGGGGATCTGGACGGCGTAGCCGCGCACGTTGTAAACATTGTGGACTTCCGGGGCGGCGGGCGTAGGGGTGATGGCACCGGGAGCCCGGGGTGCAGTCGGTCTCAACCCTTGTTCTCCCGCGACCTCTATCGGGCGTGCCGCCGGGGCCGGAACTGCAACCGGGCCCGGCGGTAGGGCAGGGGCACCCAAAAGTTTATGGTCTGCAAGGATTGATCGCAACTGACCGAGGCGTTTCTTGCTGGCCTCGGACTCGCTGGCGAAGGCTTTGAACGCTTGCTCAATGGTTAGGTTTGGCGTGGCGCGGGCGGCCTCAACGAACTCCTGCACAACGTCCTCAAGCTCGTAAGATGCGCGACCTTCGCGGCCACCGGCGCCGCCCGCCAAATCAGAGGCGTCAACCAACTCCTCGGCAAGCGAGTCCCATTCCTTCGCGGTGTATTCGGAGATTTTGGTGGACGCGGATTTGGTGGTGGCGGATGTAGCGGCAGGCGCTTGCGGAGCCGGCGCGGCAGCCGGCGCTTGCGCGCGCGCGGCTTCGTTGGCGCGGTCGAGCGCGGTCGGGGCGGTGCCTCGCACCTCTGCGCCGAACATCTCGGCCGGCGCTTGCGTTGGCGCAACGGGCGCGACGGGCGCGCGCTGTTGCTCGCTCGCCAGATTGAAAGGCATATCACCAAACAGATCGCCACCGGGCGCGGCGGGAGCCGGTCCAGCCGGCGGAGTCATGAGGGCTTGCGCGGCGGCTTCGAGTTCCGCATCGGTCATTTCCGCCACGGGCTTGTTCGGCGCGGCCGGAGCGGCGGGTAAAGCGTTGTCTGCCTTCCTCTGCAAATCCTCAAGGTTGCGCTCGGTTTCGAGTTTTTGGGATTTGAGCACTTGCCACCGTTGGCGGGCGGGCTGGCCCTTGAGGTCGGCCCATTTCCCGGCTTCGCGAAAGCGGGAACTCGCGCGCGAGGCCGCCTGCTGCGCGTCGAGGATCTGTTGATCCAAAGGAATCTCAGGGGCTTGGTTTGCGGGTGCCGGGGCCGGCGCGCGTGCGGCTTCGATCGAGCCGACGATTTCCGAAAAACGCGAAGGCGTTGAATCAAAGGGAAACGAGCCCTTGTCGATCATTACCTGATTGGTCGTGCCAAATTCTGAGTGTGCTACGGCACGCTCTTGGGGAGACAGGTTATCCCAACGCTCTTTTGCTCCCTGCAACCGCCGGCGCATATACAATGCGGCCTCCGGCGTTTCAATCCGGCCGGAAATCTGATCGTAAAACGAAGGCTCAGGGCGTTGCCCCGCCGGCACAGGCGGCACCACGGCCACGGGCGCGACCGGGGCGGGCGCGACCGGCACCGGGGCGCGCGGCACGATGGCCGGGGCGCTCGGCGCGGCCGGCGCCGGTGCATCGGCGAGGGGTTGGATCTGCCCGCGCGGCACCATCGCGCCCTCCTCGGCCGGGGCGTTGGGGCTCACGGGGCGGGCGTTTTGCTGGCGACCTTTCTGCAAAATGTCGGCGGCGGCTTCGCTTTCGCGATACCAGGCGCGCATCTCGTCGAAATCTTTCCCCTTAAATCCATACCGGCGCGCTTGCGCCACGAGGCCATCGCGGTCGGCCGAGGCGAGCTTGGTCACTTCGGCCGCGCGGATTCCTCCGCCGATCCCGCCGAGCAGCGCCGTGACTCCGCCCGCTTTGAGCGCCTCTTTCCAATCGAGGTCTTGCCCGCTCGCGCCCTGGTAGGCGACCGTCAAGCCCGTGCCGGCGGCCCCGGCCGCGAGCATCGGCGCGGCTACCTCGGCAGCGGCGGCGAGGCGGGGCGCATTGGCGGCAAAGGCTGGCGAAGTCACCCGGCCCACACCGGGCAAGGCGACGCCGAGGGCTTGCGTCGCACCGTAGGCGAGCGGCTCGGCGACGCCGTTATACGTGCCGCGCAGCCGATTGGCCGCATCGCGCCCGGCCGCAGCGGCTACGCCGGTCATGGCCGCAGCCGCCGGCAGGCCGTAGCCGGTCAGGGCCGTAGCCGCGCCGGCCGCCGGGCCTGGCAACGTGTCGAAGGCGGTCGCGACCGTCTCGCGCGAGGGGGTGAAGCGGGCAAGGCTCTCGCGCACGATCGGCTCCTGGGCGATGGCGCGGCCCACGTTGCGCACGCCTTGCACCGCACCGGCACCGGCTGCGCGGGCGGTCTCGGCGAGGGTGAGATCCGGCCGCGAGGCTTGCGCGGCGGCGGTCGAGGTCGCGGCGCGGGCTGCCCCGTCGAGTTCCTCATCGGTCCACTCACTCAGGGGGATTTGCTCGCGCTCAAGTGCGCGCAGTTGAGCGTCGGACAGTTCGGAGAGCGCGGGCATAGTGGGCTATTTGGCGGCGGCGGCTTGCTTGCGGCGGGCTTGCTCGGCGCGGATGGCTTCGAGCGAGTTCGGCGGGTTGCCGGCGGCGGCGGGGGTCGGGCGGGGTGTGGTCGCGCGCGAAGCGGCGGGCCGACCTTGGCCGGCGGAAAACGCCATCATGGTTTCGAGCGTCGTTGGGCGCGGCTGGGTTTCCATCGCGATCAGCTTGTCATACTCGGCGACGCCGGCCGTATCGCCGGCGGCGAGGAGGGCTGCGCGCTCGGCGCGGAGCTTGGCGAAATTCGTTGGTGAGCCTGGCCGGGGCTCCGGCCGGTCTGCGAATTGCACGTTGCCGTTGGTCACGACGGCCGGCCGGCCGTAGAAACTTGTCTGCGTCGGCACCTTGGCGGCGGCGGCGGCGGCGTCCTGCGCGCGTTGGCGGGCGAGGTTGGCGAGGTCGAAGAGTTGCGCGCTCGGCGCACCGTTGCGCGCTAGGGTGGCAATCTCCGGGTCGTCGCTGTTGGCAAAATAGGATTGGGCGGCCATGTCCCCCTGGGCCCGGCGCGACGCTTCCTCGGCGGAAATGTCGGCCCCTTGCATTTGTGTGGCCATCGAGACGGCCGCTTGCTCCCCGCCGAGGCGCATCGACTGCGCTTTGCTCGCCAGATCGAGGGCGTCTTTGGCTGCATCCATGCCGGCGCGCGCGCGGGCGACGGCCGGATCAAACTTGCCGCCGGTCGCGGCGTTGAACTCGTCGGGCCGGTTATAGGCCATCGCGCCGAGGGAAAACAATTCGCTCCGCGAGGCTTGGGGAAACGACGAGCGCAAGATCGCATCGCGCGCGCTCGGGTTGCCCACGGGCAGGGGCGAGCGGGAGGGTTGCCCATCGGGGCCGAGGCCCATGGTTTGCGCTTGGGGTTGCGCGTAGCGGCTCCCCACGTAGCTGCGCACGTCGATCCCGCCCGCGCGCGCGGCGGCATCACCGGGCGAGACGCCGGCCGGCATATCCTCGGGCGCGATGAAGCGCGGCACATCGGTGCGGGCTTGGGCGAGCCGGCCAAAGTTGGTCGCGACCGGGTTGGCAATCATGCCGGCGGGGCGGAAGCCGGCCGGCTCGCCGGCGTAGGGGTCGGGCCCGGTCACTTGGGCAAAGGCTGCGCCCGGCTCGCGGCCGGCGCGGGTTGCACGCTCGGCCGGATCGAGCGCGATGCCGAGACGTTCACGGGCTTGGGCGAGGCGGTCGGTAAAGGTGGTGGGCATAGGAGTGTGGTGTTGAAAAAGAGTTTCGCCCGTAGTTTCACGGGAGCACCGCGGCGGCGGTGGTCAAGAGGGCGGTGGTTTCGAGCCAAGGTTTTTGCCGCACGCGCAGATGCCCGCGACATTCGCCCTCTGCTTCATGGTAGGCAATATGGTGCGTGTATGCGGAATCGCTGCCGCCTTTCTTCTTTTCCCAAATCACATGATCGCAGGGACAGTGAGTAATGACGTTGAGGCGCAGGCCGGCCGGGTGCCAGCGATGCCAGCACACAAAAAGATCCTCGGTCCCTTGCCCATCGTAGCCGTCAAAATCGGCGAGCGCGAGAGCTTCTGTGTTTAACAGGGTGCAGCCAAAGCCACACCAATCGCTCGGCACGACGCTGCCTTTGCCGATGGCAGGGTAAGCGTGATCGAGCCAGCCGCGCCGACGCCAACCGTGTTTTTGGATGACTTGCCAGATATTGCCGTCCGGTGGACAGGCTTTGATCTTCTTGGTTGTCTCTTCCCATCGTTTGCGGTGTTCGTCGGTGACGGGTTGCTTGGCTGCTTGCAGGGATTTGACTTCGGCCTCGTTGGCTTCCCACTCGGCTTTTAGCTCGGCCGGCAAGGCGCGCTCGGCGGGCAAGAAGTCTTCGGCGATTGGATTCTGAGGAGTGCCAAAACCGCCGAGAAAGGCGACGTTGGGATAAGGACAGGTGGAAATGGAGTAGTAACCATTATCAAACTCCAGCATCGAGAGCATACAGCGCAGGGCGTTGGCGGGCGGCAACACATCGGAATCCAGCGACCACACCTGAGTTGCCCTGAGTTGCCGGCAAAGGGTAAACGCCTCGGCTCGCATGGTGGCGATCAGCATTTGGGCCGGCACCTTGTAGTTTTCGCCGCCTTCGGTGAGCGCGGGGTTGGCGGCGCGGATGATCTTCCAGCCGGCCGGCATGATGGCTTCGTAAACCTTGGCGATTTCTTTCAGCTCTTTGGAATCGTCTCCGATCAAAGCGATGTGGCCGGGCGCAACCTTGGCGGCGGCGACATTGGCGGCGACGCGGCGCGCTTGGGCGCGCATCGCGTAGGTGTAGGACTTGGTGGCGCAGATTGTGATGACGAGCATGGCTAGAGATTGGGGAATTTAGAGAGGGTGATGACCGGCCGAACCGTGGCCCCTTCCATGTAGGGAGAGGTGGAAAATGCGCCGCCAAAGTAGGCGCCGGTTTCTTGCAAAGATACGGAGTAGACCGACTCCGCCGCATGGGGCAGGGCTTGGGCCTCGGCTGAGGCGGTGCGCGTGGAGAGCGAGGTGATCCACGAGGATTCGGTAAAGGTGTAGGGTAAGCCGGAGCTATCTATTGATTGAACCGTCCAGTTGCGGATGCCGGGGGGAAAATAGGCTACCAGGCCGTAAGTGCTCCGGGCGGCTTGGCCTCCGATGCGAGACCCGCGAGAGGCTTCGGCGCTCGACTGCGGCACATACCAAGTGGCGGCGTCTTCGCCGTTGAAGCTAATGGTGCCGCTGCTGCTGGCGGTGGTGATCGTTGATCCGAGACTTTGGGTTGTGGCTTGGTGCGTGTAACTAAGCCCGGTGAAGGCGCTATCGACAAAAGCGGTATAAAGGCTGTTTCCGTTGGCGTAGGTGGTGAAACCCGCAAACAGGAGTGGCATGGCCGGGCCGGCGCTATCGAGCTGGGTAGCGCGGAATGGGTAGTAAAACGAGCCGCCGCCCGCGAGGCTGATGCCCGAGTAGAGGCCCGACGAATCGTAGATGCTAAACCCTGGGCGGGGGTGGAAGGCGTGAACCGTCCACGGGGTCGAAAACTCATAGTGAACTTGAGGGTAGAGGATGGGCCGAGTGATTGAGATGCCTTGGGAGTCGTTAAAAATCTCGGTAATGGAGGTGGCGTAGGTGGCGACGACGGTAGAGAAGTCGCTTACGCTTGCGGTGGAGGTTGCGCTTGTGGTCTCGGTGACGCTGCTCCCGGTGGTCGCGGAGCCTACGCTCGTGCCGCTCGTGGTCGTGGTGACGGTATTTTCCGAGCTGCTCGTGGCCGTCGTCGTATAGGCTGCATACGTTTCCTCGGAAACCGTGTGCGGCGCGGGCGCCGCGTGGGTGATGGTCGAGTAAATGGTCTCGGTGGTGGCGCCGATGGTTTGGATGTAGCTGCCGGTGTTGGTTTGGGCCGGAATTGCGCACGGATCGGTATAGCTTGTTCCGCCGTTGAACACGGTCGAGGTGACGGTGCCATTGTAGAAACTCGATTCGGTGTAGGAGCCGGATGCCGTCGTGGTGTCCACTCCCGTAGTAGTGGCGGTGGTGGTGTAGGAATTGGTGCCGGTATCGGTAAAGGTCGATGAAATCGAGAACGTCACCGAATCGGTCGCGGTCGAGTTGCTGGCGGTGTTGGCGCTGGCCGTGCGGCTGGTGGCGTTATGGGGCGGGAAGCGAAAGAGCGGGATGGCAATGCTATCGGCGTAGCTGACGTGGAATGATCCGGCGACGGTCGAGGTAGGGTTGGCGTTGTAGGTGATGGGCGCGGTGACGGAGATCGTCGTGCGAAGCGTGCGGTCGGCCATGCTGGAGCCGGGGTATTCTCCAATCACGGTTTGCGTGACTTCTGAATAAAGAAACAGAAACGGCCCGGTGGTAGTGGCCGTGGTAAGGAGGTTGAGGCTGCGCGTGCTGGTGGCGGTGACGGGGTAAACGGAGCCGGCGGGTTTGTAGGTATCGACGGTGCTAGTGAAGCGCGACGTGATAAACGTGAAATTGGTCGCCAGGGTGGAAACCGAGTAAATCATCGTGCGCGTGGGTGCGGCCGAGGAGACGGGAAGAACACTGCTTTCCGCGTAGAAGAGGCCGCTGCGACGGGTAAAGGTTGATCCGAGTTGCGACACGTAACCGGCCGATTGCGCGGTGGCGGTGATTTCCCACGCCTCCTCACTGGCCTCGGCATCGGAGACCATAATCCACGAATCCGGCGCGGTGATGGTCGTGCTGGGCGCGTAGAGATAGCTGGTAATAGTCGCTGTCACGATGCCGCCTGCTCCGGTGCTGGTCGTGTGCGTAATCGTGATTGTTGCCTCCGTGGTGGTAGGCCCCGCGTCGGTGGTTGCCTCGGTGGTGGTCACGGTCGCGGTGGTAGTGGTCTCGGCTCCGTATGTAACGATAACGGCGACGGTGCCGGTCGGCCTGGGCCCGCGCGTGTAAGGCGCGGTCACGCCAACGGACGACGTGGCGTAAACGCTACCGGCGGAAGTGGTGCGCCCGGTGGTGAAGCCAAACGATCCGCTAGAGCTTTCAAAGATTTGCAGGGCTGTTGAGGTGGCGGTGATATACTGGTATGATATATTCCCATCGGAATCATACGCCGCATCGGTGACGCCAACGCTCGTGCTACCGTAATCCCGTTCGCTGTAGCTGCTGCCCCAACGATCAAACGCATAGGTGAAGCCCAAAGTGCCGGTTTGATGCAGAAAATACCCGCCAGCGGTGCCTAGCGTCTGCTCGGCGCGGCGGGTGCTACCGCTTGAGGCCGTAGTTGAGCCGGCGGCGGCGGGAGGACCGAAGGCGTTGGTGCTTTCGTAAATCCACATGGAAAATCATGGCTTACACGAGGCCCATCGACCACGTGTAATAAATATCGTAGGGCACTTGCCCGGCTGCGGGGCTGGACTTTTGCGTGCGAAAAGCCTCGACCGGTAGGGCTTGGATGTTGCCGTCGCCCCACGCCTTGACGGGGACGGCGTTTATTGTGACGCCGATGAGGATCTTAAAGCTCGTGGGCGGCGCGCCGGCAAGCGGGGCGATAGAGGACGGCGGCGAGCTATCGGCCGAGAAAGTCGCATTGGTGATGGCGCCGGATGCGGCCGTGCAAGTGAGGACCAGGTAGCGCACACCCGTAGATGGAACCGCGATCCCGGTGGAAATGCCGGCAACCGCATTGGATGGCAAAAGGCTGTTTATCGTGCCCGGCCAAAAAGTGGCGGTCAGAGCATTGACCGTTATATCAAACGGAAACGCCCGAGTTGAGCTTGAGTCATTATCTCGCAGCGGAGAGGAAAAGATCGGCCGTTGAGACGGCGCGCGGTCCCGAATCCCTCCGAGTTCATGGCGACCCCAAATTACTTCGGCTTTCACGTTACATCGGCCGTTACGGTCGAGTTTCTCCAAATTACCGTGCCATTTGTGGCGGTGAGATACTTTTCGCATCCTACGCGGACGGTCTGAACCCCCGTAGGCAAGGTGGTTGGACTCGATGCAGAGACCGTTACGTTAAAACTCAGGACTGAAATCCCCCGATAAACGGTGTTGGTTCCCACCAACGTGCTGCTACCCAAATAGCCCGGCGTGTCGTCAACTTTTGAAAATTCCGCGCCATCAAGTGAACGCTTGTAGATTTCGTAAACAGAACAATAGGAGGAGATTTTATAGACAACCGCGGCGTTTTGAGACGTGGAGTAAGAGACCGTTTCGGTGCCGATTAAATCGAGTGAGCATGGCGGCGTAATCGTCGGCGGATTAGCCGCAACGATCAGGCCTGGCTTGCGAAATTCGACTTGGATTGGTCGAGTGTAATCCGGCGGCAATTTGATATAAGTCGCACGGTTTACAAAATACCCTGAGTTCGGCTCTTGGTCTAGTTGCACCAGGTATGCCGTGCCAGATCCGGGATAGGCCGGCGTAGTGGCGGAGGCGGCAAAGTCTGTAACCGTGTAAACGATACTGCTGTCTTCGCGCACGCGAATACCTACCCCGGCCGCTCCTAGACCCTTAACCCACGTCGTCACCCATACTCGGTGCCCGTCTTGTTCGCTCACGTCTTGCCCCACGAGGACCGAGCCCGAGAGCGTCGTCGGCTGGATCGTGCCGGCGGGCGCGACGAGGTAGCGGATCGTCGTCCGCGTGATGCCCGTCGTCCCTTCGTCGGACGATTGCGAGTAGTCGATGGAGCGCGAGATTTCGCCGATGCCCTTGGCCCACGTCGTCACCCACACCCGGTGCCCGGCCTGCTCGCTCACGTCCTGCCCCACGAGGACCGAGCCCGAGAGCGTCGTCGGCTGGATCGTGCCGGCCGGCGCGACGAGGTAGCGGATCGTCGTCCGCGTGATGCCCGTCGTGCCTTGGTCGGACGATTGCGAGTAGTCCACCGAGCGCGAGATTTCGCCGATGCCCTTCGCCCATTGCGTCACCCATACCCGGTGCCCGTCTTGTTCGCTCACGTCCTGCCCCACGAGCACCGAGCCTGAGAGCGAGGTCGGCTGGATCGTGCCGGCGGGAGCGACGAGGTAGCGGATCGTCGTCCGCGTGATGCCCGTCGTGCCTTGGTCGCCGCTTTGCGAATAGTCCACGCTGCGCGAGATTTCGCCGATGCCCTTGGCCCACGTCGTCACCCACACCCGGTGCCCGTCCTGCTCGCTCACGTCCTGCCCCACGAGGACCGAGCCCGAGAGCGTCGTCGGCTGGATCGTGCCGGCGGGCGCGACGAGGTAGCGGATCGTCGTCCGCGTGATGCCCGTCGTGCCTTGGTCGCCGCTTTGCGAATAGTCCACGCTGCGCGAGATCTCGCCCACGCCTTGCGCAAAGGTATAGGTATAGACCGGGAGCCCGGCCGAGGGGTCGGCTTGCGTGCTTACGAGGGTAAACCCGCCAGGCGTGCTCGGCACGGTCTTGACGGAGACGATCGTGCGCAGCTCCAAAAGCCCGTTGTTCTTAAACTCGGTCGAGGTGCGGATCGTGCCGGCGTAGATGTAGGTGCGCTTGATCCGGCGGAGCGTGCCGTCGCTGGTCGCTTCCTCCTTTTGCAAAAAGGCGTTGGCGTCGCCCGGCGCGGTCGTCGTCCCTACGGTGCCTGGCGTATAGGTGCCGGCGCTGAACTGCAAAAACTCCGCCTCGTAGCCCGTGCGCCCATCGGTGAGCTTGAGCGTGGTATTGCCCCCCACCTGCACCTCGGCCGTCGCGGGGATCTCCTCAAACGTCGCCTGCCAAAACGATTGCTCGTTGATCTTTACCAGCCGTTGATCGACCAGGCGCAGCCCGGCAAAGCCTGCTGTCGTCCCGGTCGCGGGGCCGGCGTCGGCCGTGCCCCAAGCCTGCACGAGTCCATCCGTGATGTTGGTCCCGTTGGGCAGGGCGAAGAAGCGCACGAGGCGCTTGCGGCCATCGGGCAATTCGACGAACTCCGGCTCACGGGTTTCGTTGGGGCGGGTGCGGTTGAGCGACATGAGTTTTCGTTTTAGCCAAACCACTTCGCCACGTAGTATTTCATCAACCACATGAGCCCGGAAAACACGGCGGCAATCGCAGCCGCGACCATTGCGACTTTGGCCGAGACAATATCGCGCCACGTTTCCAGCTTGGTCACGCGGCCATTGGTCTTGGTCACTTGTTCCAAGATCGCATCGACCTTCTTATCTCCCGCCTCTTGGTTGGCGATGATGCGCGCGAGCGTCGCGTTGAGGCTGTGCGGGTCGTATTGATCTTGATTCATGGCAAAACGGTCGCCCGCTTGATCCGGGCTTGCTCGGCGCGGTTGAGCGCGGCGGCGTAAAAAGGCGCTACGGCTTTGGCGAGTTCAGGGGATTGTTTCTCAAGCGCGCGGCGGGCAACGCCGAGCGCGGTCGGCAGTCCTCCCACGGTCACTTGCAGGTAGCACCACCCGGCGGCGGCAATCAGCGCCACTCCGCCCACGATCCACGCGAGCGCGCGCTGGTTGCGGAGCTGGTTGGCTAGGGCGTTTTCCCGGTCGAAGGCTTCGCGGAGATTGGCTTGGGCGGCGGTGAGGCCGGCATCGGCGGCGGCGAGGCGCTCGGAAAGTTTCTCGTCGGCGGTGCGTAGCTTGGCGCGGGCCTTTTCGGCTTCGGCGCGGAGTGCGGCGTTGTCGGAGAGCAGGCCGGCGACTTGCTTGCGCACGGCGGAGAGTTCGGCCGCCGTCATGGGGCCGGCCGCTTGATCGAGCAGGCCGAGGGCGGAGGCGTTGCTTTCGGTGGCGACGGCGACGGGGCGCGACTCAGGCGCGGCGGCGAGGGCTTCCGCGGTTTCGTGCGTGGCCCGTTGCGCGGCCTTGATTGCGGCTTCGCGGGCCTTGTCCTGTTTTTCGGCGGCGGTGTCCACCTTGGCGGCCTCGCGGGCAGAGAACCATGTGCCGGGCGACCATAGCCGCACGCTTCCCCCCGTCGCGCAACCGGAGAGCGAGAGGCAGACCAGAGCGGCGATGAGGGCACGGGAGGTCACGGAGCAGGAAGCGGAAAACGGTAAACGCGGGCGACGACGCCCTTGAAATTCGCCTCGGTCACGCGGTGGCGGCTTTCGGAGTGCGCGTTGGCGGTGCCGCTCATGATCCAGCCATCCGAGTCCTTGCGCGCGGCCTGGTGCATCACGAGCGAGCCCTTGGCCCACTCGGCGGCGTAGAGGCAAAGATCCCCGCGACGGATGCCGGCAAACGCCACATCGGTGCGCAGCGTGGCGTAGGCGACTACGGTTTTCATCGGGTCGGCCCCCTTGGGCGCGGCAGGAATGAGCGGCTGCATCGAGCCGGTGCCGAGGATGGCGATCGGGAAAAGCCCGGCCCGGAGGCGGGCCTCCTCTTGGTTGGCGCAGTCGATGGCGGCCGGGAGCATAGAGAGGTTGTCTTTGTGCGCCCGGTGCGCGAGCACGACGCAGCCCACGACGGCGAGCGTGGCCAGCAGAGCGTAGAGCGCGCTTTTGTTCATCGGGAGAAACTCAGCGCGATTCCCACCATTGCGGCCGATAGCAGCGCCGTGAGCAGGAGCACGAGCAGCCCATCGCGGATGTGCAGCCAGCGGGCCTGCGAATCAGAGATGGGCGGGCGCGGCTTCACGGGAGCAGGGCGGCGAGCTTGGCGGGCGTGAGCGTGGCGGCGTTGCTTGCCACCATGAGTCCGTAAACCTGACCGTCAGGGAAGCGCACCCGGTAGCAGTCGGGCTGTTGGTTTTCCAGCACGGTGTAAACCTCCCCGTCAACCGTCAGCTCGTAGGGTTCAAACGGGGCCGGGACTTCGGGAGGTGTGATTTTGGTGGGCATGATTTAGGCGGGGGCGAGGGTTAGCGTGTAGCGGATCGTGGCGATGGCGCTGCTGTTGCTCCAAAGGTTTGCCGTGCTCAGGAAATTGCCCGCACCGGAAACGATGGCGCAGGCGTTGTTGCCGACCGCGAGCGCGACCGATGCGACGTGCTGCGCTCCTGCCGATACGTTGCCGAGGGTGATCGTTGAAATCGCCGTGCTGTTGGCCGAAATGCTTACGATTCGCCACTGGCGGGAAGTGTCGATGAGCGACCCGCCGCCGAGTTGCACGTTGGTCCCGGCGGTGTGCGTCACCGTCGCCTCAACGACGACTTGGCCTGAGACGTTGGGAAGGCTCCAACGCACGCCCGAGGTCGGCAGCGTGAGATGCGCCCGGTTGCCGCTGGCGTCGAGCCATTGCAGACCCGCGCCGGGTTGCGCGGCGTCAGGGGCGGCGAGGAGTCCGCAGCGGACGATTGCAACGGCAGACACGACAAAGTTACACGCCGCCGCCCCACTTGACCCAAAGATAATCCGCGCAGTCGCACTTGCGGCTGTTGCAATAAGCTCAACCGTGCGCGTTCCTGTGGTTACGGTGTGCGCGGCGGAAATTGACGAAACGCCGCTGTTCATGATTGAGGCGAGCACCGTGCCGCTGTTGACCGTGGCAGTGTAGGTCACGCGAATAATTTGACCCGGCTGCACTGAAAAGTTTGGCTGAAAAGAAGCGGCTGCATAGGCGCCGCCTCCACTGACTGCTGAAAAGCCAGTTGCGCTGGCTCCCGAAAATGAACCTCCCGCCGTAGCCGCAAACGTGTTTCCTCCAGCAACACCATCGACGGCTGAACTGGTGTTGATTGTCGTATTGCTCGCGCTGTTGTAATCCGCCGCAGCCGGTGCGCCGGTCTGGTAGAGCGCCAGGACTTCGGCGGCGGAGAGGGCGCGGTTGAAAGGATAAATCGGGCCTAGACCTCCGGTGATAATCGACGTCGATACCCCTCCGATTCGCACGAAGGTTCCGCCTACCGTTTCGCTCCATGCGGGCGGGGTGCCCGCTGTTGATTCAGTGTAGGCGAACGCAACCCCGTTGATGTAGATAGTCAAAACGCCGCTGCTAAAGACTACGGCCACCGAAACCCACTCACCATCTGCACCTGCGGCCAGGGTGGTGTTGGCTTGGCGAATGTCGGCAGTTGTCGCCCCCACCAATTCGACCCGAAAGACCCTAGTGGTCCCGACTTGAAGGAGCGATAGCTGACGGGCCGTGGGGACGATTCCCGCCACCGAGATGTGCTGAATAAATCCGCCGGCGGTCCTTACCTGATAACGAAACGCCAGCGTTTTATCAGTCGCACCAAGTTCGGTCGGCAGCGTTTGCAACGCTGTCGCGGTTCCATCAAACACCAACGCCTGCGCCGGGGCGCGGGGATTGACCACGCTTGCGGCCAAGCCTGGCACCGCCGCCGCCAGCCCGGCCGGCGTCACATATTTCACCGCATCGGTGCCCGCCGCCGCTTCGCCGGTCGAGGCCGCCGTGGCGGTCGTGCCGGGGATGATCGCCGGCATCCAAGGTGTGTCGAGGATCATGGTCGGTTAGGCCGCGAGGCTGTTGAAAGGTTGAGCCATCACTGCGCCATCGGAGCCCGAGGCGCGCAGGAATTTCATGCGCAGCGCGAGCGGGCGTTGCACAATCGTCTTTTCGTTGACGCCGATCACCATGCCGTTGGTCGCGCTCGGGGTGGTGCCGTCGTAGGTCACGTAAACCGGGGCGGTCTGCACTTGGAGCATGACGTAGCGCCCCGTCGCGCCGAGGTTGCCCGTCGTAAACGACACGGCGGCGGTCGAGACCGTGAGGCGCGCGCCCGTTTCGGTCGTGGTGTTGGGCGGAACCATTTCCGACGAGACGTTTTGCAGTTTGATAACTTCCATAAAGAAACGGGTGGGTTGGTTGCGTTTGTAGCGGTTGGTTGAAAATTAGCCCTGTGCCCAGCGGCCGGCCTGGCGTTGCATCGCGGCCGCTTTATACATCTCGGCCATGAGAAATTGCCCGCCCGCCGTGTCTTCCATCGGCACCGCGTCGTCTTTGCCGACCGGGCGGAGATAGTCCGAATAGACCGCGTGCGCGATGGCGTCGCGCAGCCCCTCGGGGATCTCTTGGCGCTCCCACTTGGCCGCGTGCGTCTCGGGGTTTTGCCCGGCCGTCGTCGTCGCGAGGCATTTCCAAAAGTCACCCTCATAGCCGGCCGTCGCGCTCGTGTAATAGATCACCACGCCCGCCGTGTAAGCCGTGCCGGCGGCATAGTCGGCCCCGCTCAAGATCGGCGGCACGGTCTGGAACCACACAAAGCAGCTTGTGCGCGTGTTCTCAAAAAGGTGGACCCCGCCCGAGCCGAGCCCGCTCTTGAGCCGGCGCGGGTTGCTGTCGCGGTTGGGGTTGTCCAGAAAGCAACCGCGCACGAGGCCGATGGCCGTTTGCCCGGTCTGGTCGAGCGAGATCGTCGGGAGCCATTCCGTGAGCAGGCCAAACTTGGTCGCATCGAGCGTGCCGCTGGAGGTGTGCGCCGTGTGGCAACGGTAGAACCGCGCATCGTCGAGCGAGCGCACCGTGTCGCCCTCGGCATAGGCCGTGGCATCCGCCCAATCGGCCGCCGCGTAGTTCTCCGCGATGGGAGCCCAATAGGCGGTGTTAGTCGTCCACGATCCACCGGCGAGCGTCGCCGGGGCGTTGCCGGTCGTAGCGCGTAGCGCCTGATAATAGCCGCGCGAGCCCGCGTGAAAGACTTCGCTCGCGGTGGTCGCGGTGGGCGCGGCGTAGGCCGTGCCGGCGGAGTAGAACGGGCGGAACCAACGCTCCTCGCTCCGCATCGTCTCGGCCCACCAGTATTTCTGGAAAGCATCGCGCGTGCGGCGCTGAATAAAGGCGTTGATCTTGGTCTTGTCGGCCGCCGTCGCATCGGCCGCGACGAGATTTAGCAGGCCGTAAACCTGCGCGAGCACGGAAGCGTAGGCGATCGACCTCATGCGGCGACGGATTGGGCAGAGCTACGGAAATCACGCACGCGGTAGGCGGGCGTCTCGGTCACGCGCACCGTGGCCGGCGTGAGCACCTTCACCTTGGCCTCGGGGTGGCGCTTAAAGAACCACGCGCGGTTGCCCTTGTCGTGCCACCAGGCCGCGCCGTAGCGGTCCACGTAGTGTTGATACACCGCTTCATCGACTTGGCCCACGAGCGCCGCATCCTTGTGCATCCGCGCCTCGCCGTGCTCACGCGCGAGGTAGCGTTGCCGGGCCGCAACCACGCGGGCCTCGCGGTCCACCCGCTCCATGCGGATCGCGGCCAGCTCGCGCGCCACTTCGGCGGTCATGTCGCCGTAGCCGGGGACGGTGACGCTCATATCGAGCGGATCAATGTATGCGACGCCTTCCATCGAAAAAGAGAAATGGGGGTTCTTAAAATTAATGCCGGCCGGATGGGTCCCCCAACGCATCCGACCGGGCTTACTTGGCTTCGCCGCGCGGTAAATCTGAGAAACGCGCGGGAATGGTTCAGCCGGAATTAACCGACGCTCAGATCGACGATGTTCAGGTAGATGTGAACCTCGCCCTGCGTGAGCAGCGTCAAGTTGCCGCCCGTGGCGGTAAACGTGGCTTCGTAGTTGCCGGCATCGAGCGGGAAGTAGCCCGTCCGCAGCGTGGCAAACACGGCGCCGTTGCCATCGCCGTAGAGAATCTCCGTGGCGTCGGCGTGGACTTCGTAGTTGTCGAGCAGGCTGTCCGGGTCGTCGGTGGTCGCACCGTTGTGGCCCACGTCCATCGCGAGCGCCGAGGTCGCACCGCCGTCAAACGGGGTGACGAGCTTGAACGCCGCGCCGGTGACGCCGCGCCCGGCCACATAAGGCGCGAGCACGACGGCCAGCGACGTGCCGGCCGTGGTGTTGAGATCCGTAAACGGCACCTCGAACCGGTGCGTGAAACCCATCTGCGCCTGTTGGGCGTTGGAGAGAATATATGCTTTCATAGTGAGTGATGATGAATGTGTGGTTGAAAGGAAACCGGAAGGACCGGCCTACCCATGTGGGCCGGCCCCTCCGGGTTAATTAGCTGCCGGGTCTCCAGGCGAAAAACGCCTTCGGGTTCATCACGCAGAGCGCGCCGGTGCCGGTCACGAGGAACTTCTCGTTGCGGCCCGTCTTGGCGAGTTTCTCGGCGTAGGGCGCGGCGGCCCAGCGCGTCTCGATGAGGTCGTCAATCTGCCCGAGCGCGATGCGCTTGGAGGCGGCCGTGGTGTGGTCGCCCGAGGCATTGATGAACCGGGAAAGGCGCACGATGGGAGAACCGAAATCGGTCTCCAACATATCGACCTTGCCGAGCACGATCTTGTCCATCGAGGAGGCGTTGAACTGGCGCACTTGCGTGTAGTTGGACACGTTGCGCGAGTAGAATGTGAAGCGCCCGAGGGTCTGCTTCCACGTCGCGCCGGCCCAAATGGTCATTGCGGCCTCGGGGTCGCCATGCACGCCGTAGCTGGATTTCAGCGGCTCCAGGATCGTCGCGTCCGTGTAGTCGGCCGTAGCGGTCGTGGCGTCGATGCTCGCGCTTGGCACGAGATAGTTGGAATCGACCGGGTAGTGCGTTTGCGCGGTGGCCGAGATCCATTTGCCCAGCCCGCGCGTCTTGTTGCCGACCACGCCGGTATCGACTTGGCTCTCTTGGTCGCCCAAGTAGGTCAGCTCCACGTCGCCCTTCAGCTCTATGAGCTTTTTCGCGATTTTGCGGGCGACGACGTTGCGCGGGGTGATGCCCGCCTGGTTGGTGAAGGTCACGCTGTGCCCGCCGATGCGCACGGCGCGCTCCCACGTATGCACGCGGGCGTAGAGCATAGAGTCGCCCGAGCTTGGGTCTTGGTAGGTGGTAGGATCGGCCTCATCGACTGCGCCGTTGGTGTTCGGATTGTCGAACTTCTCAACGGGGTATTCGAGCTGGGCGTTGATGGGCGCAGCGCCCTTGCGGACGCTGGAGGTGAACGGATATTTGCGGCTTTCGGCGTTCACGAACTCGTTGGAGAGATCTTGAACTTTACCGACTGCATCGCGATCGACTAATTCGGTGGACATGATGGTTTAGGTATGAACTGGCGTTTTGGTTGTGAGTGAATGAGTGCGGAAACGCTGTGTCTCGCAGCGGCTACCAACGGAACTTGGCGGCAATACTGTCCTCGACGGAGGCGACGGAGCCGGCCCCGCTTTGCAGCGCCCGGTTCGCCTGCCGGGCGACAGCCTCGCGGCCGGTCACCTTGGGCGGGAGCGAGCCAGGGCGCGCGGGCGAGGGAGCCATGCGACGCACGGGCGCTTGCGCGCGCGCGGCGGCGACGGCTGCCGTGCCGGCGATACCGGGTTGCCCCGGTGCGGCCGGCGCGCGGAGCGCGCGACCCTTGAGCAGCGAGGCGAGACCCTGCGAATCCAGCTTGAGGCCGGCGGCGCGGAGTTTGGCCCCGAGCACGGCATCGGCGGCAAAGGTGCGATAATCGGGGCTCTGCCGCAGATACGGCCGGGCCTCAATCGTCGATTGCACCTCGGCACCAAGGCCGTCCTTGGCGTTGCGCAGCCAAGGGTAAGCGGCGACGGCTTCGGCCTCGCGGCTCACCTTCTGCTGGATGTACGCGCGCCGCTTCTCGGCCGTGCGCAGGATGCGATACGTGGAAACCTTCATTTGCCGGATCTGCTCCGGTTCAAAATGCACCGTGCCCCCCTTGCCATCGGCGAGGTCACCCCCATCGGGGTTCGCCTCGTTGGCCATGATCCACTCCATAAACGACTCTTCCCGATCTACGGCCGCAGCCAATTCGGCCTCGGTGTCGATCAGGTTAAACGGGTTGAGCGGGTCGGGTGGGGCGGCCTGCTTGGCGGCGGCCAGTTGCTCGCGCAACGTGGCGGCCTCCTGCTCGGCCTTGGTGCCGCGCTCGGTCAGCTCGTCGATCCGTTTTTGGAAACGGCTCGGCTCGGGCTTTTCGGGCGCTTCGGTTTCAGCCTCGGCTTCGGCTTCGCCCTCGGCGGATGGCTCCGCTTCGGTTTCAGCTTCGGCGGTCGGCTCGGCATCGTCGGCGTCAACCTCGGGCGCTTCGGCCTCGGGTGCGTCCTCGGCTTCCGCCTCGTCTGCCTCCGGGGTTTCTGCGATCGGGGTGATGTCGTCGCCGGCATCGTCTTCGTCGAGTTCGCCCTTGCCAGTCGGTTCTACGCGACTGGTGGGCATGAGCGCGGCTATTTCAGCGGCGCTCGGGAGCGCGTAATCGGGCTCCGGGTTGGGCGATCCGTTGGCCGGCGCGGGTCGCGATACCGCAGGCGTTGCCGCTGGATTCGATGGGGCGGCACTCTTGGTTGTAGGCGCGGATTTGGCTGCTTTAGACACAGTGGCACCCACCGCACCGGCCCACTGCAGACGGTCAACCCGCGCGTGCGCGCTGGGGCCGTATCGTGCCTAATTCACCGTGACTTCGCGCCTTTGTCGTCCTGAAACCGCAGCGCCGAGAGTTGCTGCTGCAAGCCAAGAATCTCCTGGAGCCGCCCCGCCGCGTGCGCCTCGCCCTCGGCCGCGTCCACCGTGGCGCGCGCGAGCCGCTCTTGCAAAAGCTGCATGAGCGCCTGCCACACCGCATCATGCCGGCCGATCTTGGCGAGCACGGCGGAGGCATCGGCCGGCGTGAGGTGCGCCGCACCGGCCGGATAGTAAACGACGCGGGAGGGGGAGAGGGGAGCAGAGGAACGAGGCATAAAATCAAAGTAAGAGCATAGCCGCGGCGATACACACTTCCTCATCATCCGGCCAGCGGAGGTGAGGCGGGAGCGGAGCGGGCTCGGGCTCGATCATGCCCGCCGCCAGCGCCGCCGAGTCGATCAACTCCTGCCGCCAATTCTGCAAAAGCTCGTCCACGCCCGCCGCGATGCTTGGGCGAGGCACGGCCTGCCGGCCCAAAAGCATCCCGCCGTCTAGCGCCCATGCGGCGGCAAGCGGCAATGCGATGGCGGCCGACGCTTCCGGGGCGGGCGCCTGGTTGGGAATAGGAAACACCTCTGGCACTACCTCGGGCGCCAGCGGCTTGGCCTTGCGGCGCTTGGTCGGTGCGGGCGGGCGGGCCGGCGCTACCCGCGCGCGCTTGGGGCGCTTGGGCGTCTTGCGCTCCGTAGGCAGCACTCGCCGGCCTTGGTAGGGCAAGTTTGGCCAAGCCATCCCGCCACCACTCCGCCCAGCCTCGGCCGGCGCCGAGCCTTGAAAACTGAGCAGCGTCAGCAGCATCGTTTATTCCGACAGCGTTTGCAGTTGATTCAGCGTTGTCTGAGTTTCTGCGATTTCGGAATCAATCCGCTCCATCGCGTCGGTGTCTCCGGTGAGGTCGGCACTAACGCGATCTTGCTCCAAGCGAGCAATGCGGCGCTGTGCGAGCTGAATAAGTTTTGAAACGGTCATTTGATTAAGCGTGAGAAGTAAAGCCGGTTACGTCGCCGAGGGTGATTGCAGTGTTGTTGGTCAATCCTTGCCCGCCCGTGACCATAATCGTTATACCCGTCGCAAAGCCCGCACCGCCCTCAAGCGACCAGTTAATTGTGCGGCCCGCGCCGATGCCGATTTCCGTCGTTGCCGCCGTCGTGCCGGGGGTGACCGAGGCGGAAGCCAAATTGAAAATTTTGAGCCACCGCGTTGAGGCAGAGGTGTTAGTCACAAGGATGCCGAGCAATCTGCCTGCGCCGGATTTGAGCTGCTGCGCGACTGGCGTGGCCGGGCTGTTGACGTTGGTGAGCGCGGCCGCGCCCGTCGCGGTGCTACGGTATTGGATGCCCACGTCTCCGATTAGAGCACTACCAGTCACAAGCGCGGGCTGCGAGGTCGGAAGGACAGCGAGCGCGGCCTGTGCGCCATTCGGTCGAACACCAGCAATGTATGTGGGGACGTTGGCGTTGTCTTCGACGCTTAGAAATCCGAGAGTCCAAGTGGTCGTGCTTGCCGGGGCTGTTGATCCGTTCCAGAGCCACAAATAAACGTAAATCTCTTCGTTATCGTCTGGAATGTTTTCAATTCGGTTTCCGCGTGCGGTTACCGTTGAAACGGTTGAACTGGCAACCGTAGTGTCAGACCAGTTGACGTTTCGGCCGTCTGCATAGGTCTGCACGACGTGACCGGGAGACGCCGTTGTATTGATCGTTATTGTGGTAACACCGCTATTCCAGCCCTTGCGCTGCGAATCCACGTTTGCAGCCGTCGCGGTCGTTCCGGTGTACTGAGTCCACAAATAGTTGTAACCAAAAAGATCGACCGTGCATGAACCGGAAGCTGGCCAACCAGCGACGGTGAAGTTGATCGTGTCAACGCTCGGAATCGAAGCGATGGCATAGCGTCCAGGCACGCCATTGGCACCGTTGATCGCGCCCACCATCATGGACTGGCCAACGTTCTGAGCCGTGAATCCGTGAGCGGTCAGCGTGACGGTGATGCTCGTTGCGCTGTTGATCGTGCATGACAACCCTTCGCCAACCTTATCGGCCAGTAAAACCGCAAAGTTTTGGTTTGCGATGCGTTGCGACAAGATCGTCTTTTGGCGAGCGGTCAGCGCACCATTGAATGACCGGACGCTGCGAGCAAGAAACTCTGAATTAGCAGTCGTGCCACTGGTCAGGACAAGATTGGACGAACTCTGGGAAACACCGACGCCAGTGCCTTGGCGGCGTTGGGTCAGTTCAGTAGCCATTAACGAAGAGCCGACATCAGCAAATCCCACCGACCAGATTTCACACGGGGCTTGGCGAACCACAGCAGCACTCGCATTTGGAAGCGGATGGGTGGAGGTAAGCGGGGCTTGATTGGCAGACGTAGCAGCGCCGGAAGGCAGCGGGAGAGCGGCGGCAGAAACAGGTTGAGTGGCTTGGAAGAAACTTCCGCTTACCGGAACCGCGCTCGCCCGAAGTTGCGTGTCCGTGAGCGGCTGACTTAATCCGGTGTTCGCCGTAACCGTTCCCGAAACGGGAACCGCCGTCGCCCGAAGTTGCGCGTCCGTGAGCCCGGTCTGCGCCGGGAAATTCTCGACCGTCACCGAGCCCGATACCGGAACCGGATTTGCTGCGCTTACGTCGCCGTCGTTCACGCCGTCCGCGCCGAGCGCGAGTTTCACGCGCTGAAAGAGATGCCCGCCGATGTTGTCGGCTGCGACGCTTGCGCCTTCGCCCGGTGTATATCCAATGTTGTCGGCCATCGTAGTGGTAGGTTTTTAGATTTTACTCAGCGGCCGGTTCGGCGGGAATGTCCTCAGTCACGCTCTCAACAATGCGGCCCTCTTCATCACGCACATGGCGCACGCGCCGTTGCGGTTGAGGTTGCGGCCCTTGGTTCACCCGGATCTCCAAGACCGGAGCCGGGGCGGGAGCCGCCGGCGCGGCGGCCGGAGCCGGAGCAGGCGCGGCCACCGGAGCGGGAGCCGGGGCCGGCGCTGCCGCCGCCGGAGCCCGCGCCGGCGCACGAGCCATAGCTTGCTCGGCCATAGGCATACCGCCACCGCCGCCGAGCATCGGCGCGGCACCCATCGCGCCTTGCCCTTGCAACGGCGCGGTGCCGAGGCGGCCGACCACTTTGTTTTGCTCCTGCGTGAGCTGTTGCATCAAAAACTTTTGGCGATTCTCCAAAAGCGCGCGGAACTCCGGGTCCATCGCCCATTGTTGGCCGAGGCGCGGGCTCTTGCCCACCGCCCCTTGCATCGCCTGCAAGCGCGTCTCCGGTGCGTCGATCCCGTCCTCCGACATTCTTGGCTCCATGCCGAGCGCCATCTTGGCGACGTTGCTCTCCTCCTCGTCGATGAGGCGTTGCGTCACCTTGGCCATCGGCTGAATCAGCCGGCCCGCCATACCGGGGAAGAGTGCCGCCGCACCCCACGCCGGCGCCTGCGTGCGGTCAATCACGCCCTGAGGGTCGAGCGACAAGAGCTTGTTGTAGGTGTCGAGCTTCTTGATTACGAAATCCATGTTGAGGTCGCGCGCGTCGATCTCCAGCGCCACGTTCCACCGGCCGGCAATGTCGTCGGGGCCGATGCCCAGCGGCGCGTCGTCGCCGCCCGTGATGAGCGCCAGCTCGGCCGGCGAGTAATACTGTTGGCAGAGCGCGAGCACATGGTCGAAGACTCCGCACCAAAGCGCGTTGAAATTATCCGCCTCGGCCTGGGCGATCATGAAGACGCGGTTGGGATCGGAGTCGGGCGTCAAAATACCCGAGTAGTGATTCGCTTCGTTGCGCGTCGTGCCCTCCATCTCCATTGAAGCGTTCGTAAGCGCCGGGTAGTTTATCAGCTCAAAATCGTCGAGCTTCTGCACCGGCACATCCGACGCCGGGCCAAGGATCAACTCCGCCGCGCCCGCCATGAGCTTTCGTTTCATCGGCGGCGAGGCGATCAACTGCGTGTTGTTGCTCCGCGCGTCGCGCTGCACCTTGATCTCGTTTTGGTGGGTCGGGAGCGCGCGGGAGAGCCCGCGTGAATCGGTGACTTGGCGGCCGAGCCGCTCGCGCGTCCGCATCACAAACGGGTATTTACCGTGGTCGAAATCGCAGAGCCCCGCCCATAGCCAGCTCGATTTCACCACCGAGTTCCACACACACAAATAGATGCCCGCGATGCCGAGTTCATCGGTGCGGCGCTCGTAGCTCCAAATGATTTCAAACAGGTGTTGCGTCTCGTCCACCTCAAGGCCGGGGCCGGAGAGCGACACGGCGCTGAGAGAGGCGCGAGTCTGCCCGTAGCTCTGCACGAGCGATTGGCCTTTGCCCTTCTTGATAATGTCATCGACCACATCGGCATCCCAACCCTGCGTGACGACGCGCTCAAAAAGTTCCTCCTCGTTGAGCCACTCCACGCGGTGAATCCGCCGCGCGCGTTGGAGATCGGCGGTGCCGACCGGGAAAAACACATCGCGCCCGTAGCGCAGCGTCGTGACGGTAGGGCGATTTTCGCGAATCTTGGGGAGCGGCACATCGGCCGCGCCCTCGCGGCGCAGCCCCTTCAAAATGATTTTGAGTATCCGCTTGGTCGTGCTCGGAAACACCGAGGCAAGCCAAGCCAGCACCTCACGCTCGCGCGCGGGGTTTTGGAAAAGGTCGATGAAATCGGCGAGCATCTCCGGCTCCAATTCCGCACCGGCCGCTTCTTCGGGCGTGCTCGCGCCCGTGACATACATCGCCGCCACTTCGTCAAACGTGATGGCCTTGCGCACCAGCTTGGTATCTTGGAGCCAATCGACCGCGACCACCGCAATGCCCGGATCGTCGCCGTAGAGGTATTGCGCGGAGAGTTCGATTTCCGTCCGCAATTCCTCGCGCATCGGCACGCGGCGCAGCCAGCGGAGCAGCGTCGAGACGCTTGCGGCCTGGGCGGTGTCGCCCGGCTCGATGGGCGACGCCTGCACCTCGGCCCGCCAAAATGCCTGCTGCGCCATCGCCACCTTGTCGTTGATAATGCCGTCGAGGAGCGGAATCCGCGAATCCGCCGAACCCTCAAACGGCAACGCCGGCTCGCCAGAGTCGCTATGCTTGCGGCCATCGGCCGACTGGCCTTCCCAAATGTTGTGCCGCAATTCGGTCGCGCGGGACTGCCGTTGCCACACCGTCAAGCAATCGTCCACCGTGGCTTCGAGATCACGCCGGGCCGCCGCCAATTCATCGGCCGGAGTGTCGTCCAGAAAAGAGTTCATGCGGTTCAACCCAAACGCTGCGCGCGCGTGGTCAATAGGTCAGTGGCCATAAAGTGCGACGAGCACGGCCTGCACCTGGGCGCGCGGGTAGTGGGCGCGGGTATAGCCGGGGAGAATCACGCGCTGCACGCGCCCGGCCGCCTCAAGGGCCGCGAGCTGCCGCCACCCGCCCACGACGGCCTCCACCTCCTTGCGCCGGAGATAGACCTTGGCCGGGAGCGCGGGCATTTTAACGCTGATTTCGAGAGTAGGCATAAGAAAAAGGTATTTAATAATACGTCCCCCGCCGGCCGCGCAGGAGCGCCGCGTCCACATGGCCAAAGTCGTCTTTCATGCAGTAGCGCAGGCAATCAATCGGGTCTTTGAGCGCGTTGCGCTCGCTCGTGATCGGCGGGGCGACATACTGCGAAAGCGCGAGGTCGATTTGTTCCAGGTCGTCCACCACGTAGAGCTTCGGGCAATTCTCAATCGTGATCGGCTTGGCCTCGTCGTAGTAGAGCGCCATGTTGATGAGCTGCACCCCTTCGCCCACGCCGCAATGCGCGGCCTCTTCCCAATACTGCGCCGGCATCGCCCGGCCGTCGCCGTCCGCATCGGTCTTGGCCATGAGGTCAATAATGCTCGTCCCCTCGTTGATGTTCGGCACCGCCTGCCCGCCCAGGCGCGGGTCCATGAGCCGGCGCTGAATCCGCTCTGCCGCCGAGTCGTCCCACCGCTTCTCGCCCGCGCGCCACACCCAGCCCTCGGCCGCCATGAGCATTGCTTTGTAGTGATTCGCCCCGCCGCCGGAGTCGGTGCGCTGCGCGGGACCGGGGCGCCAGTCCCACTTGCGCGCGCCGTCGTTCTCCGTCGCCTCGGCCGGCGACAACGCCCATTCGTCGTAAGCGTGCCGGTCGGGCCATTCCCGATACACGATGCGATGCCCCGCCGGTGTGACAAAGATCCAGAGCACAAACCAATTCTTCTCAAAGCCCGGATCGGCGTAAACGTAGCGCGTGCCGCCCTTGGCCGCGACCGCGTTGAACTGCGCCCGCGTCATGCGGTGCGCCTTGCCGTAGCGGGGAAACGCATTGCCCGCCATCTTGTCCACCCAGCCGTAGCAACGCATTTTGATCTTGTTCGACGCTTCGCCCACGAGCGCGCTCGCGATCTCGGCGTGCGCGCCGTAGGGATTCGCCCCCCAGTGAAACCACATCACCCGCGCGTTTTCCCGCCGGCATTTTAAGACATACGGCATATGCCCCGGCGCACACGTCCGAACGTGCTGCACATCCGGCGCGAGCAATTTGGGATTGGCCGCGAGGGTCTCGATGATTTCCCCGCCCTCGATCAGCGAGCCCACCGTGGCGGTGTAACCGGTCTTCGGCGTGAATGAAATCAACACCTTGAGCTTGCGCCCCCGGCCGCGCCGGAAACGCACCGTCTCCAAAAACGGCAACGGCACGAGTTCATCGAACAGCACGCCGTCGAGTTCGTCGCCCTCAAGGATAGAAATGTCCTGCTTGTAATTGAAAAAGTAACCCCGGCTTCCGTTGGGAAAAATAAACTTCTGGTTACTAAAACCCGTCGCCTCGCTATACTGCACATACACGCGATCTCCCTGCCGGCCGAGGTGTTTCCACTCCTGCGGGATAAACCGAAACGCAATCTCCTGCTGCTGGCGGATGCTTGTCTCGGCCGTTTGGTGGAAATAAGCCCACGCCTGGTTGTCATGGTTCACGAGTTGTTCCATCACGTATTTCTGCGTGAAGATTGTTTTCCCCGAGCGATTCTGCCCGAGCACTGCCAATTCATCGACCTCCGCCAAAAGCGCGCGCGCCTTCTTAAACGGGGCCGGTTCGTAGATGTGTGGCACGCGCAGCGGGTCGGCCTTTTCCACGCGGATGAGATGCTCGCGCTTTTCCCAAATCTCCAAGAGCCGGCGCTTGGCTTCATCCGGGCCGGCCGATGCGACGAGCGCCGTCGCCTGGTCGCGACTCGGCACCGGGAAAACAGGGTGGGGGGTCCAGATCATCGCGTCAAAACTCCTTCTCCCAAAACCGTTCCAAAATGCTTTCGAGCTTGGCCTCGTCGCACTCCATGCCCTCTCCCGTGCGGTTTGTGAGAAAGATGCGACCGCGCCCGAGCCAGCGCAGCCCAAACCCGCCGATCTTTACCGGCTCCGGCTCGCCCTCGCGGCGAAAACGGTTGGGCGTATCGACGTGATGGATATTGCCAAACGCGCTCGGGAAATCCGCGTGAATCGTGCCCAGCCCGACGACGCTCACCGTGCCATCGCGCAGCGCCCCGCACCGCACCTTGTCGCCCACCTTTAATCCGTGCGCGCTCATGGGCGGGCCTCCCCGTTCCACTGGCTCAGGCGCAGCCGTTCATTCTCCTCACGCAGCGCCGTCAATTTGGTTTCCATCATTTTCTTTTCCTCGACCAGCCGCCGGCCCGCCGCCGCCAACCCTTCGGCCGATTGGTCGCCATGCACACCCACCGCCGCCGCCAGCGCCGCGAGTTTCTTGGTCTGCTCGATAAAGAGCGCAGAGAGTTCGGCACTCATGACCGGCCTCCTTTCGACTCACCGCGAAACCCGCCCTTGCTCACCGGCGCACCGCGACCGCGGCCACCGCGCGGATCTTCCGGCGGGGGTGCCTTGGCGCGCTCGGTGTTGAGTTCCGAATCGTTAATGTCGTAAAAACACGTCAGGTTACGCTTGAACCAAAATTCCCGGTGCCCCGTGCGCCCGTTGTTGTGCTTGGCCTGCACCAGCTCGACCATCACTTGCGCTTGATTCGGGTCTTGATCCTGCCCGCGCATATCCTTGTCGGGGGTGTGAATGAAAATCATGCGCCGCGCGGCCTGCTCGATCTCGCCCGAGTCGCGCACATCGTGCGGCTCCGGCCGGCGATTGCCCCCGCTGCTCCGCGCCGAGCGGTTGAGCTGCGCGAGCACCAGCCCGGTGCGGTTGTGACGCTTGAAACACCGCGCGAGCAATTTGGAAATATAGCCAAGCTCGGCCTCCCGCTTGTTGAACTTCTGCTCGGCGTTCATAAGGTGCAGATGATCCACGACGATCAGATCCGGCGCGCCCAAGCGCCGGGCGTGGTTGTCCATGCGCGCCACGAGCAACTCGGCCGGGATATGTTCGTCGTAAATCCAGAGGCTTTTGCCCACATAGCCGTGCAACTCGCGGAGCGTCGTTTCATACTTCGCGCGCTTGTCGGCCGGGAGACGGTCCAGACTCCGCGCGTCGATCCCGCACACGACGCACGCCGCATTTTCCAGCCAGAGCGCGAGCCCCGTTTCGAAAAGAAACAACACCGCCGTCTTTCCCTGGCGCAGATTGTTGACGACGATTTGCCGCGCGAGGGACGACTTTCCGCCGGCCTGGAACGCGCCGAGAATCACCAACCAATCCTCGTTGTTGGCATCCAGCGCGCCAAAGCGTTCGTCAAACTCGCGCAACCCGGTAAACAGCCAGCGCGATTTGTCCACCTTCCCGTCGAGCTTGGCCAACGTGCGATCCAGCGCCGCGCCGGCCGCGTCGCCCATCGTGACTGCATCGGAGCGCAGGCTTTCCAGCGCCCGCGCGATCCACGCGCTCTTGGTCTCCAACTGCGAGGCGAGTTCCTCGCCGCCCCCGGTGTTGCCATAGCACGCCTCGACCGCCGCCGAAAACTCGCGGATCACCCCGCGCATCGCCCACTGGTCGCGCACGACGCGGGCAAAATACTTGGCCTGCGCAATGGTCGGCGCTTTGTCGATCAGCCGCGAAAGCCCGGCAAACCCGCCCACGGTATCGAGCTGCCTTTGCGCCTTTAGCTCCTCGGCGATGCACGCCAAATCGCACGGCTGGCCGCGCCGATAGAGCTGCTCGGCCACCTTAAAAATCAGCCCGTTGCCCGCGACGTAGAACGACTCCGCGCAGAGCTTGAACTTGTGGCACTCGCGCATCACCTCCGCGCCATCGAGCATGATGCAGCCCACAAGATGCTCCTCCGCCTCGACGGAGTGGGGCGCGGTGCGCCCGGTGAACTGCGCAGGGCGAGCGATGCTATCGCCGGAGCGATCCAGGGAGAATTCGTGCGAGTCTGATTTGAGGGATGGGTTCATGAGGTTAAAAGTTTCCATGCGAGCGCCGCCACTGCCGGCACTTGTCCATTGCCGAGGCAGCGCAATCGGTCCACCCGAGCGGCCACCCCATGAGCCACTCGACCCACGTTGGGTTCAGACTCCCACCATGTGACGCCATCACGTTGTGATCCAGTCGGTCGTTGACTCGGCTCCGGCCGCTCTTGCGCGTGAGGGAGGCTGGGCTTGATCCTTTGCTCATGCAGGCGGTCGGGGTCGGGAAAATCTTTACCTGAGCGCTTAGTTTTGGTTCGCCCCTGCTGTTCACTTTCCCCCGCACTCGATCCACCGCATCGTCCGCCACTGGCGTTTGCCACATTTTCACCGCCGTTGCCAGCCCATCCCCCGAAGTCGGAGAAAGCCCCTTGCGGTTGTAGTTCCCGCAAACCGTGATCGTAGGCCAAAGATGAGGGACTCTTACCACTACGCCAAGCCCCGGCGAATCCCGATTCAATCCCGCTTTCAATCCTTCCCGGTCCTGCGCTCTTGGCGTGGGCCACAATCCAGATTCGGTCTCGTTTGTGAGGTGCGCCGGCATCGACTGCGCCGAGCACTCCCCAGCGCGCATCATACCCCATCGCGGCCAAGTCTCCGAGAACTCGTCCAAGCCCGCGAGAAGTGAGGACTGGGGAGTTTTCCACGAAGCAGTATCGCGGTCCCACCTCGCGAATGATTCGGGCCATGTGCGCCCACATTCCGCTGCGCTCTCCGTTGATTCCTGCGCCCTTTCCGGCTGCGCTGATGTCTTGACAAGGGAATCCGCCCGAAACCACGTCAACAACGCCTCGCCAAGGTCGTCCGTCAAAGGTTTGCACGTCGTCCCAGATCGAAAAGGCTTCGAGGGAGCCGTCGTTTTGCCGTGCGAGCAATACGTCGCGGGCGTATCCGTCCCACTCGACAGCGCACACGGTTTTCCACCCGAGGAGTTTGCCGCCGAGTATGCCGCCACCAGCGCCTGCGAAAAGTGCCAGCTCATTCATTTGGTCGGGTTGCGATTCATGGTTTGCCCCTCACAGCCGCCCCGCCGCCTGCTTCGCATTTTTTTCGTCCACGAACCGGAGCCACTGGGTCGCCCGATCGACCTCCCCGGCAAAGTTGTTGAGCAGGGTGAGCACGTCGCGCCGGCGGAAATCGGCGGAGTCGTCCGTCGTGCGCCAAAACTCGCGGAGCGCCGAGGCCGAAGCCTCGTAATACGCGGCGAGCGGCACGATCTGCGCCTCAAAATCCTCGTCGGGGATCTCGTGCAGCCCCACGGCCTTGAACGCGGCAAACTCCTTGGCCGTCCACGACGTGCCGGCACCCCGGCGTTTGAGCGCGTTGATCGCGAGCATCCGGTGCGCGAGGAGGTCGGATTGCTGGGAGGGGATGAACGAGTGCGTGTGCTTGGTGCGCTTGGGTGGATCGTCCTTGAGCCCTTCGTCGTCACCGCCGTCAGGCGTTTGGGTATCCTTTCCTTTCCCTTCCTTTCCCTTCCCTTCCCTTCCTGTCGTCTCAGGTGTTTCCCCGGTGTTTCCCTGTTTATCCTCGGGCGTTTCATCGGTCGTATAAACGGGAGCCAAAACCCTTTCGGGGAACTGTGCGGGAAACTTGCTTGGTGTCTCAGCCTCCTTGCCGGTGATGCGCTGATGCTTTCGGAAGTTGTTAATCTGAATAAGGTTCAACTCGCCACTCGTGTAGCGGGTGATGAAGCGTTTTTGCGTGAGCACATCGAGCGCCGCGACCACATCGCATTTGTCGTAAGGCAAGACCTCGGCCTTGATGCGGGCGGGTCGATCTTCCAAACGGCCCGCACAATCGGCGACACACCACAGGCCGACGAAAAGGATGCGAAGCAGCGGCGGAAGCTCCGCCAACTCGTCATGTTTGAAGAACTCGGGCTTGATTGTGCGGATTCTCATGGTCGATTTTTTGGTTCTGAAACAGGGCAGGGGAGGTCAGAGGAAGGCTTGTTGCTCACCACGGGGCCGGCGCTTGTCCAATTCAGCGGCGAGCCATTCGGGGGAGAGCAGTTGATCGTTGGGAGCCAGGGCGAGGATGCGGTGGATCTCCTCAAAGAGCCCCGGAAAGTAGGGCGTCTCGTGCAGCCATTTGCCGTAGCCGCCCTTTATTTTGTAGGTGGGCACGCAATGGCGGGGCTTGTCGTAGCGGTCGGGCCACACGAAATCATTCGGCAGCGGGTATTCGGTCAGCCAACCCTCGGTGTGGATCTCCGTCCAAGGGTGAACGGTAAAAGGAACGAGCGGTTCCAGTTGTAGCGAGTTCGGTTTCATAAGAAGTCGGTGGGCAAGAGACGTTCACGGCCGGCATCGTCGCGGGCCTCCAAGAGCCGGGCGTGCGCGCGGTCGAAGATCGTCGGCGCGTTCGTGCGCAGCCAGTAGCCAAACTGCGCCGAGTGCTTCACCGTCACGGCTGATTGCACGCGGCGGAAGCGCGCCAAGAGCGCCTCGGAACGCTCGTTGAGAAACCGGGCGGTGTCCGTGCGCGACCACTTCTTATTGCGCGCCCACGTCTCGACCATCTTGGTGTGAAACTGCGTCGCCCCTGCAGTCGGCGCTAAAACGATTTTGGCTTGGTCGGCAGTCATGGGGATAGATCTCACCAACGGCCCGGCCGGCGCGGTAGCCGCCCGATGTATTGCCACATCCCAAAGCCGATCGCTACGGCCTCGATCACCATACCGGGGAGAAAGTTCGCATTGTCCCGCACGCGGATGGGCCGCTCGACGCCGAGCCCGAGCTTGTTCTTGAGCCGGATCACGTCCCACGGCGGCACGTCCACGGCCTTCTCCGGCGCCTCCGCGCAAACCAAAATTTTCCGCTGGGGAGCATCGCTGCGAAAGACAGGTTTCTTCGTCACCATAAACAACCGTTTTGCCGGTGGCCCCGGCGGCATCGCCACCACCCCGCCCGTCGTCGCGGCGGGGCTTTCGGCTTTCGCGAGGGTCTTGGGCAACGGGTGGAGCAGGGCGGCCAATTTGCCCACGCCTGCGGCGGTGAGCACGACGGCGTTCTCGTGCATCGTCCAATCCGCCCCCTCGGCGAGATGTTCATGGCGGAGCTTGCGGATCGCAGTCCGCGAGATGCCGAGCGACTCGGCGGTGCGCGCCTCCCAAAACAGGTTCGGCGGGATAGGGGACGAGTTGGATTTCATGCGATAGAAAGTTGCCCCGTAGCCGCCCCGCGCGCCCCGGCCAAGCCCTCGGCCCGCCCCGCGCAGAATTTTTTCCCACCCTCAAAAACAATTATCTTAAAATCGCCGTTCGGCAGACCCGTCGATAGAGCAGCCCCCCCCGCCAACGCG